TGCTGAAACGCTCGCTGCGATTGTCATGCCGGTTTGGAACAGCGAGGATATCCAGCAAGCTGGTGCTGATGTTGATGCCCTGATGCTCAAGCTCAGAGAGTATACGACAGCAACAGAGAGTGAAAAACCTGCCATCCTAACACAGCTTGAGGCGATCGCAGCCGGTATGGACGAAAGCGCTCTCACCGAATATGTCGCGCTCCTTACTCAGATTCAATCGCTCCTTGATAGCGGAATGACTGAGGAAGAAGTCCAGGCCATGTTCCCTGAGATTGACTTCTCTGAGGCGCTTTCTCAGATCGCTGCCATCCAGACTTTCTTGAATGGCCGTGAAGCACAGCTTCCGGGGCTGCAATCCATGTTTGGAGATGCCCTTCCCGAAGAAGTCTTAACCATCACGACGGATCTCGATATGACGGGTGCACAGCAGCGATGGGATGAGTTCGCAGAGGATCCGGGTGCTATTACCACTGAAGCGATCATTGAGGACTACCAAGATGAAGAGGCAGCCAAAGCCTTGCAGCCTCAGGTTGATGCGTTCATCGCCAAGTACACCGAGGTTCCCGAAGGAGCTTCAACTGCGGAGTTAACGCCTGAAGGCTTGATCGGTTATGTGGAGGCTTACGCTGAAGCAACAACCGGCGCTGATGTGACTAGCCTTACACCGACGAACATAGTCGCAATGGTATCTGCCTATGAGGAATTGGCGGCAGGTGCTGATATTTCGACGCTGAAACCTGATGAGATCACAGCCTACATCTACAAATACCTGGAAAAAGAAGGAGTCGACACTACTGGCCTCAAGCCTGAAGATGTCACTGCCTTCGTAATGGCGTATGAGGAGATCACGGGCGGTGCGCTGACTACGCAGCTTGCACCTAGTGATGTGGTGGCTATGGTCGCCAAGTATCTGGAAGCTGAGAATATCGATGTGTCCGATCTCTCGCCGGATCAGATCGAGGCCATTGTCTCCTCCTTCGCTGAAGCGACGGGATGCGACAAGTCCCAGCTGCTTACCGACTTTACCGCGTACATCACGAAATACGATGATACGAACGCTGTCAAACCGAACCTCTCCATGTCTGTTGGCATCTACGGCTATGACCTTTTGGCTTATCGTCGTTTCATCGCAGCTAACCCGGTCGAGGTACAAGGCATCGTCAAGCTTGGCGAAGCCTATGAAAATCCAACGGACGCTCTCAATGATCCACAGACTAAGTTCTGGCAGAATGGTGTACAAATCCCTGTTGAGGCCGTTCCCTCTGAGCTGCTGACTGCTGATAAAGTGGCCGTACTTGGTGAAGACGGCACACTGCATGTGCTGATCGCACCAGAGGTAACCGGCACTCAGGAAGCCATCGATGCGATTTCGCCCCTGGTTGATGAAGTCGATCAGTTCGGTACGACACTCGCTGGCATGTGGGCTGGCGTTATGCCCACGACAACCATGGATCTGATTGGTTCTGCTGTCGAGCGAATGAACTCCTATACGAACTCCCTGGAATATACGCCATGGGAGCGCTTCTGGGCTTCTCTTCGAGGAGAGAGCACGAATCACAGTGTGCTTGATCAGAGCATGAGCTTGGACTTCAGCCCCGAAACGGTTGCCGAGCTATCTGCCTATGTAGCTGAGGTGGTTTCTGCCATCCAGCAGGGCAAGCAGGTGTCCGAGCAGGATGTTCAAAACCTCCAAGACATTCTCACTTTCCTGCAGGGACTTGATACCACCGAAACCGGTCAGCATATCCTCGAAGGTGTTGCTGCAGGCATGACAGAGGGCGGCTGGGATTCCGATGCCGAGACCGTCGCTTCTAACCTTGAATCAGCTCTGAATCTCGCCTTTGGTATCCAATCGCCGAGTACGCGTGTGAAGCCTGTGGGCTCCAATGTCGCTGCCGGTGTCGGTGTTGGTATGACAGAGTATGACTTCACTACGGATGCCTCTAGCATCGCAACCGCTGTTGATACAGCGTTGAACGCCGCTCTCACTTCGACGCTCCTTGGGCCGATTGGCACAAATGCGATTACCGGTATGGCGCAGGCCATGACCTCGTATAGCATGACTACCACTGGCTCCACGGTTGCCTCGAATGTCCAGTCCGCTGTCAACGCAAGCCTGACAAGCACAACGCTGCGATCTGCTGGTGTGAATGCTATGGCAGGTCTTAAGGCCGGTATCAATGCTGGTCGTTCGGGTGTTATCTCGGCCATGCGCTCTGCTGCTCGTGCTGCCGTAAACGCGGCGAAGTCCGAGCTAAAGATCAAGTCGCCTTCTCGTGTGTTCAAAGAGGAAGTTGGCGTTCAGACGATGCGTGGTTTCGGTCTTGGTGTTTTGGAAGAAACCAAGGCACAAGCACGAATTATCCGTAACGCATCCCGGTACTTAACGGGCGAAGCCAAGGAAGGTGCTATCGCTTACAACTCTAGCGATAACCGGCGCACTTACAACCAGCAAAGCAGCGTGAGCCTGTCCGGTAATACGTTCTATGTGCGCGATGAGCAGGACATCCGCTCGTTGGCGGTTGAAATCGCGACGCTCACTAGAAGGCAGCAACGTGGCAAGGGCCTCCGGTTTGCATAAATAACTTGACTTCCTGACCATTCAGAGTGATAGATGCGCTACCCTGAAGAAAGGAGGAACCGAGATGTTTTCAATGCAGATCCGTCCGGAGATTCTTGCTCAGCTTCGCGCTGAGTACACACCGGGTACCAGGGTTGAACTGGTGGAGATGTGCGATCCTTATCGCCATATGCCAGCAGGCCTGAAAGGAACCGTTACCCATGTCGATGATGCAGGTGGTATTCACATCGATTGGGAGAACGGTTCCTGTCTTGCTGCGATTCATGGTTTTGATCGAATCAAGAAATGCGAATAACTCATAAGCCCTTAAGGCGTCACTCTTCGGAGTGGCGCTTTTCTCGTGGAGGTGAAACCCTTGCAAGACTGGTTTGAATGGAACGGTGCGCGCTCAACCGAATACGGGATTTATGTTACAGAGCAGCCTCCTCTGACCATCCCGTCTGAACGCGCCACCTTCACCAATGTCCCCGGCAGGTCGGGTAGCCTGACTACGCTGGAGGGCGAATACGTTTATGATGATCTGATTATGACAGCCACTTGCGTGATCGCAGATCCTTCTCGGATCCCTGAGATCGCTGGTTGGCTTCGCGGCTCCGGCACAGTCACCTTCGCCAATCGCGACGGTGGCTTTTATTATGCTCGCGTGACCAATCAGATCCCGTTTGAGAAAATTCTCCGAGGAAATCCGCATCGCTCATTTGCTGTGAACTTCCGTTGCAAGCCTTTCTGGTATCAGGCAGGTGTGGCTCCCAAGAACATCCAGCCTGCCAGCGGAAGTACTAGCGGATATGTTACCATGCAGAATCCTGGAAATGTACCTTCCGAACCGGTTATCACGGTTACCGGCAGCGGCGAGATTACGCTGTTTGTTGATATGACGATTGTAGAACTTTCCGACGTGAATGGAGAGATCACGATTGATTCTGTTTTGCAGGAAGCGTATTCAGGCATCACTTCCATGAACAGCTGTATGAGCGGCGATTTCCCAACGCTGCCGCCCGGAAACAGTACGATTTCATGGACAGGAAATGTAACTTTCCTGAAGGTTGAACCCAACTGGCGTTATCTCTAAAGAAAGGAGGAAAGCCTTTGATTTGTGTGTATCCTGCAGACTGCACAGACTTCTCCAACAATGGTCTTGGTGCAGTCAGTCCGACTTCCTGTACTGTAACTGAAACACTCAACGGCGAATGGGAATTGACGCTGGTTCATCCCATCGATGAGCAGGACAAGTGGCGAAAGCTCACGGACGGCGGTATCCTGCGCGTCCCTGTTCCTGCAGCCATGACTCCGCAGATCAATCTGGTGACACAGCAGTACCAGACCACCACTTATGATGTGGAAGTTTACAAGGTCAGCACGAGCCGCGATCCGCTTCGCCTACGCTCCGGCACAGGCACGAAGTATAAGATCCTCGGCAAGTACAAGAAAGGCACTGAGGTTATCGTTATCGAAAAGACCTCGTCCTCCTGGTATGAAGTGACCTGCCCGGATGGCAAGCATGGCTACATGTCCTCGGAGTACCTGACTTATGTTCGTACCGAGCAGCAGAGCACGACTTCCAATGTAGGCTTCCGCAATGATGTGGTCGAAGCACGCCAGTTGCGCGATCAGCCCTTCCGCATCTATCGTGTAGTGCCTGAGCTTGATAAGGTCACGGTGTATGCCAGGCACATCTTCTACGATCTGCTGGACAACATGATCAAGCAGATTAAGCCTGCATCTGACGCAGTCGGCGCTTCCGTTGTGAAGAGTATTTCAGATGGCTGTCTGTCTGAGCATGACTTCACGTTCTACTCCGATCTGGAGAGCACTGCTTCGGATGTTTCTTTTGAAAACATTAACCCGGTGGAGGCTCTCCTGGGTGAGAACGGCTTGGTCGCTAAGTACGGTGCAGAACTGGCACGTGACTGGTTCGATGTGTTCCTTGTCAGCCGCGTTGGTACGGACAGCGAGGTTCAGATCCGTGAGAAGAAAAACCTTACTGGTATTTCCATCGATGTGGATATGACCGATGCTGTTACGCGCATCATGCCTACTGGCGAAGACGCTGATGGCAATGTTCTGTATCTCCCGGAACTGTATATCGATAGCCCAAACATCGGTGCTTTCCCGCATCCGAAGTGGGTTCACCTACCGGTATCCGGAGCCAAGGAAGTGGCCGAAGGAGATAACTACAAGAGCCTGACCTCCTGTTATCAGGATATGCGAAATGCGGCGCAGGCTGAATACGACGCTGGGTGCGATATGCCTACGGTCACTTTGAAGGTGGACTTCGTGAACTGCAAGGATACTGAAGAATACAAGCAGTTTGCCGCGTTGTCCGATATCTTTCTCGGCGATGCCGTCCGTGTGATTGCAAGACGCCTGGGCTTCGAAGTAACCATGCGCATGACGCAATACACTTACGATTGTCTTACTCGTAAGTACACCAGTGTCACGCTAGGAACGGCTGCCGAAACACTGGAAGGCACGACCATCTCTGCCCGCCAGCTGGCATCCGGATCGATCAGCGGTACGAAGCTGATGCTGAACTCCATCGGCTCCGGGCATCTGCAAAACGGTTCGGTTGGTAGTCTGCAGGTGAAGGCAGCGGCAATCCAGAGCGCTCACATTCAGACAGCTGCGATCACTCAGGCGCATATCGCCCAGGCATTGATCGAAACTCTGAATGCTAACGCCATCACTGCGGTTTCTGCAAAGATTCAGGAATTGGCTGCCGGGCAGATCACCACAGATGAGCTTTATGCTTCTATTGCAATGATCTCCACTGCCCAGTTGACCACTGCGAACATCATCAATGCCAACATCGAATGGGCGCAGATCGAATCGCTGGCTGCTGACATTGCTACCATCTCCAAGGCACAGATTACCAGCGTTAACATCGATGAAGCGAATATTGACTGGGCAGCGATCAGCAGTTTGACTGCAGCAGTAGCCAGCATGGTCAAAGCCGACATCGAAACCGCTGATATTGACTGGTCGCATATCAAAGATCTGGCTACCGATACCGCGATCATTACGCAGGGTACTGCCGGTGAGCTTTACATCGCCAAGCTGGCTGTGACCGAAGCGAATATGGTATCACTGACCGTTGGCGAGCTTGTTGTGAAGGGCTCGGACGGCCATTTTTATTCCGTGAGCGTTGATGAAAACGGCGAAGTGGTCACAACCCTCAAGCAGGTAGCAAATGATGATGTTGCTGATCTGTCCATCCATGGCACGGAAAAGCTGATCGAAGGCTCTATCACAGCCAAGACGCTGAATGTGCAGGAAATCTTC